GCTAAATTTGTAGTTGCTTTTGCTCTTGCTCTCACCATATCTCTAACTTCTTGTTCATCATCTGGCATCTTTTTAGATAACCCCATTTTTTCTAGTTGTCTTTCAAATGCTTTATCAGAATTTATAACTCTAAGTCCTGTACCAGCAAATGCTTGAGCAGAAACAAATGTTTTACCTGAACCTGGTCCACCTGCTAAAAAGAATGCTTTAAATATACCTTTATCGTATACACCCTCATGCAAATCTATTTTTTTTATTAACTCTTTATACTTCATCCTTTCACCCAATCCTTTGCTAACTGAAAATTCTGCTTACTAAACTCTAATCTATCTACAAGTTTGACTGCCCCACCACTTGATATTGCAACAAAACCTTCTGGTGCTGTAACTCTAAAACCATTTGGTGTTCTAATAAATGAACCTACACTTTGTATTTCATTCATCTTTTGTAGTAGAAATATTTTTGCTCTCTGTAAAGTAATGTGACTTGCAATCGCAAAGTATAATGCTCTTTTATTTTTCTTTATATAATCACTACCTACTTTTAGTGATTGTATAAATTTCTCTTTACCCTTCGGTGTTTTTCTTTTATCTATTTCACCTTTCATCATATTATGAAAATAGTCATCAAACATATCTACAAGTGTTTGTACTTTATCTAAACTATCACCTTTATGATTTCTTATGTAAAAATTAAAAAATGTTTTTAATCTATATGGTATTGATAATGGGTCTGATATATCTTTTCTCATTTCATCTAAAACAGGACCTGCTTTTTGTAGTGAACCCTCTGCCATTCTTATTATTGCATCAAACGAATTCATTTGAGATTTAGTAAATGTTGCACGACCTGTTGAATTTTGAAATCTCGCACTTGCCATAAAAACTCTAGAAGTAGATTTGGATGAAGAGTATCCAAAAGATGCTTGTAGTTCTGACATACTTTTACCATTGTAACTTGTATGAAATACTATACCTAGATTTGCTCGTGATATTTGTTTACCCATTTTAGAATCTATAGGTACTGCATAAGTTATAGTATTAGGTGTAAATGCAATCATTTTTTCACCATCTATATTTGTTAATTTCAAATCAGATTTTGTAAATAGTAAATCACCTTGCAGTATTATGTTTCTAGGAAACACTCTTTTTAATTCATTAAATGCTACAACAAGTTTATCAACCACACCACCTGTATGATTTCTGTTTATATCACTTATTGAATAATTTATTTTAGGATTTTTATTGAATACTGACTTTGTGCCGACAAAGAACTTGCCGTTCTCAGGATTAGTACCTGCAAACACAGCAGGCGCACCATCCCATTTGACAGTTATATCTGTAGAACTAGATGAACCTTGTAGCATATTTCTAACAGATTTTAGAAACGCAACTGCCTCTATACCACCTTTTGACCCTTTGTCAATAATGGCATCTTCTAGGTGTTCTAAATGTAAGTTTTTACCTGTGGTATTAAAACTTTTGAAACTAAGCATATCTTCCTCATTTGTCCCATAAACGAAATCACTTTCCCATATAATATAATCAGTTTCTAATATTTAGTAAGGTTTATCTCCTTACTTGCAAAAATTCAGGAATACCACCATTAATTGCCCAAACTTGATTTTTATTTTGAAAGTTTACAATATCTTTTGCATCTTCTTCAAAGAAATACTCACCCACAATAACATTTTTAGGTTTTTCTATAACTCTCCATACTATCTTATTTTTTCTTTTAATCATTTTTTTAGAATATTTAAGTCTGGTCATAATTTAAAATCGCTGAATTTATCATAAGCGTCCTCCTTGTTAGAAATATTACTATCAACTAATGTCTGTGCTGTGTTCTCAACATCATACAATTTCATTTTTGACCTGTCAACACCTATTATAAACGATTTATTTACACTAGGGTCGTTGTATCTATTCTTTAACTGTTTAACTTTCATTTGACCTAATGCTTCTAGTTCATCATTACTCATTAACGCAAACATAAAATCAGCAGTAGCAGGTAAACCAAAACTCTCTGAAGTATCTTCTAAACCAATATCAGTAGAAACAAAACCACTTCTTGTTGTTTGTGTTGCAGTAAAAATAGGAACATTAAACTCTACTGCAAGACCTCTTAACTCTTCTGCAATTGCTTTAATATAGAAATAAGATGATATATTGCCACCTTTAAATCTACTACTAGAACATATATTTAAATAATCTATGAATACAACATCAGCATTAAAATCTTTCTTTAAAGATAGTTCATTTACTAATGCACGAAAATGTCCTGCATGTGCTGATGCTGTTGGATATTCTTTTATAATTAATTTACCAGATGATTTTGTATTTAATTTTTTAACTTTATCATCATATAATTGTTTTGGTATTGTATGCAAATCATCAGTAGTTAAATCTAATAAGTTCGCATCTATTCTTTCTGCAATCTTTTCTTCTGCCATTTCTAATGTAACATACAATACATTATAACCTTGTGTTAAATATGCTGACGCACAATGACACATGAATAAACTTTTACCAACACCTGTACCTGCAAGGGCAACATTTAAAGTTTTAGCAGGAACACCACCCTTTGTTATCTTGTTGAAATAAGATAAATCAAATTGATATTTCTTTTCAGTTGTGTGGTACCATTCATATCTTTTATCTGCATCAGCAAGATAATCATGACCGATATGACTATCAAATGAAACTGCAAGTGCTTCTGATAAGATAGAAGGTATTGCTTCAGGTGTTCTCTTCTTGTCTTTATTATCAAGTATCTTAATACCATCTAATACAGCATTATGTACAGCACGGTCTTTACAAAACCTTTCACAAGTATCTAACAACCATTGTAACTCTACTCTTTCATCTCTTAAACCATTGACAAGATTTTCTATAGATTTAAATTCATCTTCATTAATATCTTTTCTTTGACCTAATTCTATAAGAACAGATTCTTTAGTAGGATTATTTTTATACTTTACAATAAACTTTTCTACTTCTTCAAATAATACCTGTTCATCTCTACTTGAAAAATACTCTAGTTTGATGAAAGGTATTACCTTTCGTGTAAAGTCTTCATTGAAAAATAAGTTTCTTAATATTGTTAGTTCTACTCTTTCACTCATAACGCACCTACATAATGTAAATAAGAACCTAAAATATACTTTGGTTCTTTTATTGGTTTCTCTGCATAGTGTCTGTGTGTCCACAAAGGTGGAAACATTAACACTCTGCCTGCTTTTGGTGTTACTTTTATATCATAATCAGGGAAACAAGTCAACCCTCTTTCGTTATCATTTAGATAAACAAAAAATACTAGAAATCTTTTTGCAGTTTGATGGTCTTCAACATCAACATGTAATTTAAATTCATCTAAACCATTAGGCATATATTTTTTAATTCTCAATTGTTCATATACATATTCTTTTGGAAACTGATTTATATTGAACTCTTTTTTATATCTTCCAATTAAAGGTATAAAACAATTATGCATTAAATTTTTTACTATATCTTTCCATTGACTTGATGTATTAATATTTAATTGAGTAAATCTCATATTACTATTTTCTATGAGTTCTTTACCATTATCATCTTCATATTTTTGAATGATGATATCACAAAATTCTTTAGGTAAAACATCATTGTAAAAGGTAATATAATTATTCATTAAATTGTAATGTTCCATTATCTAGTTGATATTGTACTACTTCTAAAAGTATGTCACCAATATAGTTCATAAAGTCTTGTGTGTCAACCTTCGCTTGGTTAGGATTACCTAACACATCATAATCAAACTTTAAAGGTATCTCACCATTATCATCTGGTTCAGGTGCGAACTTTATGTGATTATGTTTGTAAACCACATCTTTGTATTTACCTTCTAATAATTTTATACAAGCAAAATCATCATCAGGTTTCTGTACAAATTTAAATTTCTTATTCAGTCCCGTAGGTAAATTTGTTTTGGGCGTACTCATCTATTTTATCCAATACCTCTTTTGTAAAATGTTTTTCAGGTTCGTTTAGTATTTGTTTACCATATAGTTTTGCACCACTTGGCAATTCATATCGTGTTGATACTTTCTTAAATACATCTGCCTCTTCAGCAAGTTCTAATAAACCATAATGTTTATCAAGTCCTTTTGTATAAGTTAGTTTAACATCTATCATTGCATTTTCTTTTGTTATTCTTGATTTAAAATTTTTACAATGAATAATATTACCTACAACTTCTGTACCTTCTTTCTCTTTTCTTTTACTTAGATATATTATAGATGAGGCAGCATACTTCAGACCTGAACCGCCACCCATTTCTTTTTGTGGGAACATTGAACCAATAACATCATATGTATGATTAGTCATTATCATAGGTATATTTGCTTTACCTAATTTCAATGTCAATACTCTAAATGTTGATTTGACAATTTGACTTCTTGTCATATCTCTTGTTTCTTTTCCTGATGCAGTATCTTCCATTTCTTTTGTGGTTGATAACATACCTAAACTATCTAATACAAACATAATAGGTTGTCTTTTCTCTTCTGGTTGAGCAAGATACTTATCTATAATTTGTATTGCTTGTGCCCTAAACTCTTGTACTGTTGCAACAGGATAAACTGCAATTCTACTACTATCAACACCTCTACTCTCAATTAAATTTTTAGATATTGCATTTTCAGATTCAAAGTAAACAATGCCTGCATCAGGCGAACTGTCTAAAAAGTTCTTACATATACCTAAAGCAAAAAATGTCTTACCAGTCGCTGCCTCTCCTGCAATAGCAGTTATGCGATTGGCAGGTAAACCACCATAGATTGAACCTGATAATAAAGCATTAAAAGAATATGAACCTGTATCTATAAAACTTGATACATCACCTCCTGCAATGCCTTCATTTGCTAATGTAGCATAATCATTCTTAACATCTTTTACAATCTCTTTCAAAAAATCATTCATTTAAACTCCTATCAAAATAATGTTGCTCTTCTAGAATGTCTAAAGAAATCAAAGTTAGTATCTTTAGAAAAACACCAAATGTTTTCTATAAAGTATCTATCTCTAAATTCTTTCTTTTCTTCTTCTGTTTCAAATAACTTGTCAGACTTTGGTCGTTGCATTATTCTCATTCCTATTTGACCGACAAAGTTATTTATCAATCTATCTACCAACTCATCACAACTTCTATATCTCTTATTCTTAATTTGTGGATCCATTATATTGACTAATAGATGACCAGTTGATGATAGACTATTAAATGATTTCTCTGCAACAGGTAAATAGAAATCATCTCTCCACTTTTCATATTCATTAAATTTATACCAAGATTGGTCTTGTTCGTTATCACCACCTTTATTATATTCTTCGGTTGCAAAATATGGTGGACTTGTAAATGCACAATCTATATCTTTTATTCTTTCCCAAGGTAAGTTCTCTGCTCCACATCTGTAGATTGTAACTTTTTTAGGTTTAGATAGAAAAGAATTATACATTTCTATTTGTTTCATGTAATTATTATATGTGTTAGGGTTAGGGTCACAACCAATATATTCTTCTGCATCACTTGTAAAGAACCCTGCAAGTCTATCACCCCAACCACAACTTGTATCTAACACTTTTTTAGCATTAGTCATTTGATAAATAGACTTTGCAACATTTGGTTTAAATTGTGTTGCGATATAAGTACCTAATCTAATTGCTTCTCTATAACTTGCATCAGATAAATCACCACTACTGTTTACACCACGCCATAATGCACCGAGTGTTCGCCATATATCTTTCTCGTTGCCATTATACCAAGTGTCTAGTGGTCCTTTATAACTGTAAGATGAACAATACATTCTCAATTCTTGTTGAAAATAATTAGAAACATCATTATGAATATTAGGAGCATCAATAAGACCTAGACCGTGTTCTTTAAAATTGTATTTGTAATCATCATATTTTTCTTTTACATTTCTCTGTAATTGTTCTTTGGGTATGATGTAATCCCAAACATCTTTGTTTTTTAATTCAAAGAATGTCTTTCGCATTTCTTCTTCTGTAATATTATTTAATGGGAATGCAGGTCTTTGTGTTGCAATATATTTAGATAAATCATTTCTAAATGATTCTTTACCATAGATATCAGTAAGTCTGTTAAAACTCTGTTTATCTACAATAGGTAGACCTTTATCGTTTGCGTAATCAAATAAGTATTTCATAGTCCTCATTATACAAAAAAAGGGACTTGTTGTCAAGTCCCTTTTGATAAGAAATTATATTATATTTCTAACTTTTGTATGCATACTTGGTACCAAGCACAGCATTAATGCCTGCCTGTATGATTGCTCTAGATGGTTTGCCCATTCTATATGATACACCTTCTTTAGTACGATTAGTGTATACTACATTACCCTCAGATTTGATGGTATCAATCATTGCAGTAGGTGATTTAAGATTAAATCGTGCCCTTAATAGTTTCCAAGATACTGAATTACCTTTAGATAATAAGTTAACGATTTTTTCTTTTTTAGTTAGTTTTTTATAAGACATATATAATTTACCTTTATTTAGTTATTAACGAATCAATATAATGATTATATACTAATTATCTCAATTTGTCAAGCATGAGATGGACTATAGTAAATATTCTTTATATTCACAATAAATGATTCTTTACGAATCAATATAAAGAGTATATCAAATATATCTCTATTTGTCAAGCATAAAACTACATATTTTATCAAATATTAATTTATGACCCTTTGCGTTAGGGTGACCATCAATAATCCAACCTTCATTTGCTAGATTATCATCATTAGAATTTAAAACATACTCTTTCCAGTTGTCATTCCAGTATCTTCCTATTAACTCGTAAAAATTACCCCCACCCAACTCTTTTGTACCAGGAAACATAAAGAAGTTTTCTTCGTTTAACTTATCAAATAACTCATGATTCATGTATTCTTTTAATATAGTAAGGGGTTGTTTTCTGTCTTTTTTACTACCTTCTGGATAAGGTCTAACTGAAAATGCTTGTATATTCTTTATTTCTTTATGTTTTAATAAATTATCTATTGCTACAGAATAGTTTAGAAACCTATCTATCATGCATTTAGTGTCGAACAATTTGTCATCTGTAAATAAAGTATTATATTTTTCTGAAGATTTATATGTTTCATTTTCAAGTGTTAAATTGATGTGAATAGAATCTCTACCACCAGTATTAGTAAATGGTAAATCTACCCTATCGAACTCTGACCAACAAATAATGGCAAACTCTATATCATCATTTGTATTTAAAGCATACAATGTATTATCAAATATTTGTTGATTACCAGCGCCATTAAAAGATTGATTAATAATATCTAAATTTAATTTTTCACCTAGATATTCAAACCAATATTTGTATTCAGATATTTCCCACAAATAAGAATTTCGTTTTGTTGCTTTAACTTTTCTTGCTTGTTGTAAATATCTAGAGCAAAAACTATCACCGACAACTAATAATTTACCAGACATTCACACCATACTTCTCTGTAAACTTACTTGCATCTTTCTCTGTGTTTACCATAGGTTTACCTTTTATATTAAGTGATGTATTCAACAACATAGGAACTTTAGTTCTTTCATAAAACTCTTCTAGTATGGGTCTTATTACTGACTTACAATCTTTCTCAACAACTTGAACTCTTGCAGTATTGTCAACATGTGTTACTGATTTATAATCGTGTTTTGCTTTTGCTACAAACTGCATATAACGATTCATAGGTCCTTCAAAATACTCATCTGCATATTCTTCTAAAATTGCAGGTGCAAAAGGTCTAAACTTTTTTCTTCTTTTAATTGTGTTAACAGTATCTTTGATATCATATCTAGGGTCACCTAATAAAGAACGATTACCTAATGCTCTAGGTCCAAATTCTGCTCTACCATTTGCTACACCTACTATTTTATTTTCTAATATATCATCAACAACTTCTTTAGGATTTATGTATCTGCTAATATCATAACCAAGATATGGATGTTCCCAATTAATCTTACCTTGTTTTAATGCTGATGCACCTAAAGAACTACCTGCATCACCAGGCGATGGCATAATCCAAATGTTCTTACCCTTTATCTTACTATTAGCAACACAATTTAAAGCACAACCACCCATAAGTATCAAGTTTTTCTTCGGGCACATCTTTACTAATTTTAATAATTCATCTTCATATAGTTTTTGTATTGAGGCGGCGATGTCAACAGGTTCACCTTTAAGTGATTTTATACCTCTATGATTGTTTTCATATAAGAGATACTCATAATTATATTTGGGTTCACCAAATGCTGACATACCCATAACAATATATTCTTCTTCGTTAGGTTTAAATCCTAAATATTGTGTTACTGCTGAATATAATAACCCTAAAGAATATGGGTACGACCAAGACCTAATCTTGTTTAGATTGTCCCATATCGTAATTGTTTCCCATTCACCAATAGCATCTATAACTAATATATTACAATCTTCGAATGGTGCAGTATAATAACCTGCGGCGGCGTGAGATAAATGATGTGAGTAGTAGTTATCATATTTAAATCTAGTTTTTTCCCACGACTGACCTGCTAAAAGTCTTCTAATATTTTTTTTAAATGGTTTTTCATAATAAACCATGTTGTCACATTCATACATATCTAATAGGTCACCTGGTACCCACCTATCATTTTTATTACCAGTGTATCTTTCTGATTCTGATGCAAACAATATTTCACCGTCTTCTACATAACAGACAGATGAATTATGAAACCCTTCTGAAATTCCTAATGTAATCATTACCATTGCCTCAATGTATTAGATATAATTGCAATACAGGTAATAATGTGCAATACAATCCAGCAAGTTCTAATTATTGCTACTTTATCTGCTTTATTATCTTCGTCAAATGCTTTTGTGCCTATTGCTTTGCACCAATATTTCCACATATTAATATATCCAAGGATTGTCTTTATCTTTTCTTTTTTTAAATATAGATAAAAATAATCTAATTCTCATTTTAAATTTTTTAAATTTCGTTACCATAACTATCCCAACCATCAACTCTTTGTCTTGCAAAGAGTTCTATTCGTGGTAAATCACCACACAGTTCTACTATATCACTTCTAATTCTATCAGGTTTTCTACTATGCTCTCTTCTCTCAGATATCACTAATTGTTTTACTGCTTTACTTACTCTTTTAGGTTTACCTTTTGTAGCAAGTAAACACATCTCAGGATTACCTCTAGTCCAGTATCCCATACCTGTAAACATGCCCATAGATTTACTATTTGTTTTTGCCCATGTAAATGCTACTGTCTTATATATAAAACCCCATGATGTGATTACTTCAAATGCATGAGTTAACATTGGGTCAATTACCCACATCAACAACACACAATCTTTATCTGCAATGTCTTGTACCGGTAACTTCTTTATATCGTCTAAGTTCATACAGTCGTAATGCTGATTTGGATTTCTACCTTCACCTTTGACACTTCTTGATTTAAAATACCATGGTGGGTCTGCATAAATTATATTATATTTTTTATCGGGAAATTTAAGCAAAGAAGTCCTCTAGTGTTGCTCTTTTCTCTGCTGACCAACCTATAGACTCAAGTATAAATCTCATAGGGTCAAGAAATGTTTTCTGAAATTGTATTTCGTAATCAATACATTGTTGCAATTTAAATTCTGTAGGTAGTTTTGTTACATAACTAATAACATCAAATCTAAATGGATTTTGTTCTTTTAATTTAACGAACTTAATTTTATCACCCTCTTGTATAAAAGGATATTTGTTTTGCAATTTCATTTTTTGTATATTGTAATTATATATTAATGCACCCTTAACGTGTATTGGTGAACCTTTCATAAAAATGTCTTTTGATGACCTATATTTTTTAAGATTGTTACATGACCTTGGAAAAGAAATCTGTTCAGCACTCAATGTAAAATATTCTTCCTTAAATTCTTTGATAAATTGTTGTAAAGTGGTTTCGTCTTTAGACATAATAATATTAATCGCTTCTTTAATCTTACCACGACACACTTGAGGTGTCGAAGATTTTACTGCTTCAATACCCATTATCTTCATCTTAGGTTTAGCAAGACGAACACCTTCTTCATCTAACACGTTCATCATATATCTTTTCTTTGCAACCCATATTGCTTTATTAGACACAACTTCTCGTTTCATAACCATAGCATTCTTGTATGCATTTGTGTACTTAGATAAATCATCAAAACATTTTTCAATATAAGGTTCTAATTTAGTATCGCATACTTTACCTAGAAAATTTACAATTTGGTCATCTGTTTTACCTTGACAAGTTTTCTCAACAAGTTTATCCAACACAACATATATACTATCCGTATCTGATGCAACAACATAATCCGTTTTACCTTGCGTCTGCATCACATTATTTAAATACTCATTCATTTTATTCTCTATGAAACGAATAATAAATTGACCAGCAGTTGTGATGCCACTTGCTTGTCTAACATCATAATATCTAAAGTATTGATTACCTACGGCACCATAAGCACTATTTAATGCAATCTTTCTTGCCCATTGAATGTTATGACACCTTGATATTTCTTTGTCTAAACTTACATCACCTGTTTTTTCTTTCTTCTTTTTAGCATCTAACATTCTTTTCTTAAATATAACACGTTCTTTATACATTGTTTCCATCATCTCTGGTAAAAAACCTTGACTATCTGTTTTAAACTTAGCACCGTTCGGTGTAATACATGCACCTTCGGTTGCTAGATAATCTAAAGGTGTTGTGCCTTTTAACATTTTATCAATAGAGATACCTGATGTATTACTACCTAGTATTTTTTCAGGTGAAATATTATATTGCACAATGATATGTGGGTATAGAGAGTTGATATCAAAAGAAACAACCCACTTAAATAAACCTGGTTTTGGTTCTTTTACATAAGCACCAACATATTTTGTTTCTTTGGTTTGGTCTTCTCTTGGTGGTACACATATCTTTTTCTTCATAAGGTGATTAGCAATCAATGTGTCCCATACTCTTACTTGCGAAAATATATCGTCATAGTTTACTCTGCTTTCATAAGCAACAGTCAAACTCAAATCAATTAAACCTAGTTTATCTTCTAAAGCATCAACAAGTTCAACGTCTTGAATATTATAATCAACAAACTTTTGAAAGTCTTTCTCATAAAACTCTTTAAAGGTATCAAATGGATTTTCATTCTTGTTTTGACCTAGTTCAATCTCACCAATATAATCTAACTTATAACTCTCTTGTCTTGTTGGAATGAACCACTTATACAAATCTAGATAATCTAACATTGTAATACCAAACAAATCATAAACAGTCATTGGTTTACCTCTGACTTCTATTTCTTTTCTTTCAATCAGTTTCCAAGGTGACATTCTACTAATGACTTTATCACCATGTAGCAGTCTAATTCTATTCATTAAATATGGTAAATCAAAGAATTTAGTATTCCAACCCGTAATTATATCAGGATAATTTTTAGTCCAAAACATCATAAACTGCATAAGCAATTCGTTTTCAGTTTCACATTTTACATAAGTAACATCATCTCTGTCGTGGTAGAAATCACCAACACCCCAAGTTATTAT